AATGATCATCATTTTGTCTATGAGCTTCATACTTTCTCCAATCATATCTTTTAATGTCATTATATGATAATTCATAAAGTAAAAGATGTAGCGATTCATAATCGTATGTTGTTTTGTGATATATCATTTTATCTCCCATTGGCATTCTACCATAAAGTGGTCCTATGATATCTTTTAATTTTACTTTTCCATTATGATATAATGTATTCATAGCTTCAAAATCAGGAACAGCAACTCGTAATTCACCTCCCGGTTTTAGTACTCTCCTCCATTCGCGAAGTAATTGTTTTGCTTCGTTTATATCAAAATACTCCAATACATGACTTACATAAATTAAGTCTACTGAATTATCATTGAATTCTAATTTTGTAATGTCTTTATAATCTAAATGATCATAATTGCCTCCGTCAATATGAATCCAATTAGATCCAAAGTTCCTCCACCCACAACCTAAGTTTATCTTAATCATCTAAAAACTCCTTGTCTAAAATTTGACCTTCATATGGTCCTGTTTTATATTCGTATACTATAGTAGAATCTTCTAATATTTCATAATTATGCCCTCCAGATAATGTAAAACTAACATCGCCAACAAATAAATTTACAGTTTCTAATAAACTACCATCTAAATCATAAAAATAACATTTAACTGATCCCATTATTACTACCCAGGATTCTTGTGCAATAACATCTGTGGGGCCGGATTTCCATATGTGTTTATGAGCTTTAAACGTTGTGCCTTCTGGCATTTTAAGTGATGAACATTGAATAAACTGATCCGGATTTATTAGATCCAATCGTTGTGTTTTTCTGTTTATTACATCAACTAAACGATGAACTATATGTAATAATTTGTCTGGTTGTATTTTTGAATAAATTTTCATAATTTTATTTGTTTTTTTATATTGGAGTTTAATAAATCAAACCAATATGTTTTATTAGTCCAAGTTCCTAAACTATATCCTTCCTTTTTGTATATTGGAAAATTTTTGTATAACATTAATATTTTGTAATCTGGGTCAAATTTTGCTATGTGGGATTTCCGTTCAAAGTCCCATGGTGTTAACCCATCCTTTAAGTAACGAAGTAAAAACTCTTTATTCCATATAGATAATTGAGTTGTTAAACTATAATCACTTGATGGTTTTTGTATATATAACTCCCAATCGTCCCACCCACATTCTTTTTTGGTAATGGTGTTTAATAATTCTACATCATAATGTGGACTATCAATTAAATGGCAATTATTACCTTCTGTTGCATCAACAAGATTAACGCGACCTATATTATTATTTAATTCAATTATATCGATTAAATAATTTATAAAACTAACATTGATTGCTTTGTATATAAAAACGTCTTCTGTTCCATATATAAAAAATTTGTCTTTACAATTTTTAAAAAATTTACGTAAATCAGTAGACCATTCATTAACTGGGCCTTGTGTACCCATTGAAATAAATTTACAATTATCTGGTAAACCGAAATTAGGTGTATCATAGCCTAATATTCGCAACTCTTGTTGAGGTAAAAACTTATTGAATAAATGAGTAAATACTTGCAAACATTGCCAATGTTTATTATTTGTAGAAACATAAATTGGAATTTTAATCATAATATAAATGTTTCTTTGTTTATAGCTTTTTCAATTGTAGGCCAAATATTATATTTATTCATGATGAGCGTACGTGCTTTTTTTAAATTTTCGATGTTTTTTTCTGCATAATTGCTGTCAATTATGTCTTTAATAGTTTTAGTTACATTAGTAGAATTAATGTCAATGTTAATATATGACCCTTCTGGTAAAAATTTATGAATTTGTTTACATCCATAATAAATTGGCATAGTCCAACACATTAAACTGTCGCTAATCTTTTCACTAAAATAATAATCAGTCGAGCCATTTTCTATAACTAATGAGTACCTATAATCTAATAACCCTAATCTTTTATCTTTATGTGGTAACACTGTTTGTATAGACGGATGATGTGCTTGGTTAATTGTAATTTTACCATATACATCGATATCGTGTGGATACTCAATTATCATTTTATTAATAGTTTCAATTCTATCACGATGTCCAGGAACTGATACTTTCCCTGAATCTATAACACTTAATTTTTTTGTTTTAATTGGAGGCAGATCATTTAACGTTTCATAATTCATATCTACCCACCACGTTTGAGCAAGCCAACAATTGTTAAATTCATGATGCAAAAAGTTATACGACGACTTCCATTTATTAGACTTAATTCTAGGACGTACATAGTCGGGTTCTCTGCCTAAAAATATAACACGTTTGTCTGCTGGTATATGTTCTGTAGTATCATCTAACACTATAACAAAATCAGCCTCTTGCATTGTATTAACAGAAATTACATTGCCCCATTGGCCCATTCCATTTGGCGATTGTCGTTTATAAAAATTAGTTATTTGTTCAGAACTTTGCCCCCAATTACTAGCAAAATATATTTTATGCATATAACAAAACCGAATTTATTAATTCAACATCTACTTTATCTTTTTCTTCCCATCTGTTAACTTTTAATGATTTTACTATGTCTAAAGACGCAAATTTAATACCATTATAATAAAAATGATTTTTTGGGTTATAAATGATATCGTCAATTGTTTTATCATAACGACCATGGCTGTATTCATTATGACTACTAATCATATTGCGACCTTTAATTTTTTGTCCTCTATGTAAATAATCTAGGTCACTTCCTTCTCGTAATCCATAAATAGATAACACTGAGCTAGCTGTTACACAGTAATCGTCAATATTTAAGTTGTTTTGTAATATAAACTGTTTGAAATAATCTAGTTGATTTTCAAAAACTGGATAATATTTTAAACTAGAATTATTTAAAAAATTAATACTATTATTATTAAGTGTCAATTTTGATAATCTAATAGTTTCTTCGTGGGTATCGTTAATATGCACTGAGTGATTTCCTATCCCAAACAACGTCCTAATAGTTTCCTTTACAGTTCGTATATGTGATTCATTTTTTGGAAATTTCATTAGAAATACTTTAAGTGGGTTAGTATTATTAGTAAAACATAATTTAGCTTTATTATTAACACCATGATATCCATTAGCAGCATTACCTATCCAATTTTCTCCTCTATACATTTCAATTGCATATTTTAAGCCACCATTACTGTTTAAGTAAATGTCTTTTTCATATACAATTTCTCCTGCATTTTTTAGTATATCTCTAACTGCATTGTCATTAGTACCTGTACAGGATGGAAATAATGACACAACGAATGTATCATCTTTTAATTTTGCGTATTCTAACGCCATCATATCTAACCAATGTGAGTCTAATCCTTTATCCTTAAGATAATTAAAATCACACAACATTCCGTCTTTTTGTATGATACCAGGTATACAACTTACTTTGGTATCATATAAAATTGCAGCTGCAGTTCGATGTGCTCCATTTAATGGAGATAAACACGTATCTTTAATTATAGGTATTTGAGATATGTTATTGTCAAATCCATTTTCTTTAAATGACGTTAAAATTGTATCAAAACTATTTAAGTAATCATCTAGATTATATTTTTTGTCAAATTCAGAATATATGTTATTCCAAGAACTCAAATGCTCTCTATATACGTCAATATAAAATGATGAGTCATAATTATTTTCTTTACCTTTTGCATAGATGTATTTAGCTAATATATCAAATCTACGAGGTGATAATAAATCCAATGGAGTTATAGACTCATATCTAATTAATTCGTCATATACTTTTAATTGTCGAATTGCGTGTTCATTTTCTTTTTGTTTTTTTAATCCAATTTTACCATCATTAAGTGGGTTTTCTCGATTTAATACATATAATATATCATCACATAAATGTATATGATCTTCACCACTCATTTCAACCATAGCAAATAAATGAGCACAATCTTCTGCTTCTGCATAATAATCATTTGTATTCGGATCGATCATGTCTTGACGATCAATTGATTTAAATAAAAAAGATTTATGACTACGTAAATGTGAGTATATGTGTGGATTTTGTCTATATGACCGATTATTATGTACATGTTTTGGTATTGGTACACATTGATGTTCTCCAGTTTCCATTGATGGATATATTTGGTAAGTACCATATGTCATCCATGTATCTGAATTTGTGTATATGTGATTTAAGTATTCTAAAACAAATACCGAAGATAACCAATCGTCTCCGTCAACTCTTAATATTATATCATCATCATCTGGATTAATATAATCATATGCTTTTATATGATTGGCTAAAGCACTACCATTATTTGTCTCATTAATTAATAAATGAAATCTAGAATCACCATCAATGTGTTTTTTAACTACATTAACCGTATCATCTGTCGACGCATCATCTATAAAAACGCATTCAAAGTTTTTATAACTCTGATTTTTTAATATTTCTAAATTTAATCCGACCCATGCTTCTACGTTATATGCTGGTATTATAATAATAAATTTATTCATTTATAACTCCTCGTATAATTTATTTTGCTGTTCTTGTTTCTTTATGGTTTTATTGTGAACTAAACACCATTCCATTTCAGTTGGAAGATATGACATTGTCTTATAACCTTCGAGCACTTCATGAACTCGATTTACCCATTTAATTTTGCCATTGTTCTTATAGATGCGCCATTGAAAGTCTGGAAAATTAATCCACCCATGTTCATTAACACCCCACTTCCAAGTTTCAATATGTTCTGGAGTAATTCCTTCTACAGTGTTAATCCTAGGTACTTTAAGCACATCTACTGAATTATGTTGTAGAACTTCCGGTAACATATCTAAAACATACGTCGAAGGCATTTCGTCGGCATCAATTTGATAAATGTAATCACCTTTACACATATCAGTTAACCGATTCTTCATATGTGAAAAATCTCCTTGAAATTCATAGAAATGCCAATTGAATTCGCCATTAATGGAATGTGTTCGTAAATATGCTTCTATTTCCGGATCTCCATTTTTACTATCAAATTGAATTACAATTTCATCTTGATGTCGTTTATTGGCAATTAGAAAATTAACTAAACGTTGTATCTCTACAAACTCATTGCAGACTGTTATGGCGTAACTTATTTTCATTTATTTATATTATAATTAATTTATATTAAAAATCCAATTATACTTTCTGAAGTTTTGGTAGTTTTAATTTAGGTAATTTCAACTCTACTTGTTTAGGTATTGACTCGGTACCGGCATCAATTAGGTCTAATAGAATATCATATTGTTTAGATACAGCGGTCTCCGTAAAATTGCTATTAACAAAATATCGTTGACGAGTAGCCAATTGTTTCCAGTTCTTATAATTCTTAAGAACGTCTATTAACATTTTACTAGCATACCCATAATCAACAGTAAACCATTGTGATTCTTTAAGTAAAAAGTCATTTGCTGCAGACTCATGTATATCAGTCATGGTTCCTGGTAATGCACATATGAATTCCTTTTTTAAGAAGTCTACTTGGCCAGAATAATGTGGAGCAATAATAGGTTTACCAGTTGTTGCAAATTCTAACAATGGTCTTCCAAATCCTTCGGCTTTTGTAAAACTAATCATTGCTTTAATTTTGTTGTGATTGTATAATGCATTCATTTCCGCATTTGTTAAATCACCATGAAGTAAATACACATTAGGAAGCTTATGTTTTTCAGATCCGAACATGTCCCGGATTTGGTTGATTTTATTTTCAATCTCCCAGCGATCGGTTACACTATATGTAGCTCCACTTGTTTTCATCACTAGAGCCGGCTTAGTTTTTTTGTCTTTAAATGTTTTAAAGAAACAATGCAATGCACCGCTAATATTTTTACGGTCTTCTCCTAATTGTCCAGACAACCAATGTCCACACATTAAGAATGCTTCTTTTTCTATAATTGTTTCTAATGCAGGTACCTTAGTAGTTACATTGTTACTATTATAGATTGTATCATCAAAATATTCAGATATTACCTGTAAATTGGTAGTTATAGTTTTACCATGCTTTTCTGCAGTATCTTCAAATGTTTTCTTTGTGAATTGACTTGGGACAATGGTTATTTGCATTTGATTGATTCGGTCAATCCATTCTGGATTACAAATACTACCTTCAGTGCCGGCAGTTACTCCTATATTGTATTCGCCAACAGCTTGAAATTCATTAGGAACTGTTATTTGTACCCAGACATCTGGTTTAGTTTGTAATGGTAATCCTATGAACTTTTGTTTCCATTCCGTTGGTATAGGATATGTAAATGGCGTATTACCCCAAGGCATTGAAAGTAAATGAATATCCCAATCATCTTGTTTCTTGTCCATAAATTGTTTGATAACTTCCCGCGCGTGGTGTCCGTAACCCGATTGTGTTATTACTGGTGATGATATAACTACTTTTCTCATTATGCTATTCCTATGTTTTTATATTTTTTTTCTTCAACTTTATCAAATGTATATCTTGGTCTGGCAACGGGGCGGCTTGTTAATAAATCCAACATTTCAATCATTTTATTGCCCATTTGCTTTGCCGTCAAGCCATTATCTAAACAAAATTGTCGGCCTTGTATTCCACATAGCTGACGAAACTTTGGTGGAGATTCATACCATTCAGTTATAGCGTCTGCTACGTCTTCTGGTCGACATCGATCGTCAAATATATATGGCGTTTGTGGAGAACCTTGTAATGATCTATTGCTTGGAAATACTGGTTTAGCCCATCTGCCATGAGTTTTAAATTTACCCATATGATTCGATGAAAATTCTCCATCAAATTTAATCCACTCTCCGTCATCATCTGTGAACATACATTGGTCCTGAAGGCCTCCGGTTACATTGTTTATAATAGGAGTTCCTGATAGCATTGCTTCTGTACTACTAAGTCCCCAACCTTCGTTGCTAGCAATATTCACAACTACATCTACTACATTGTACATTGCATTAAGATCTTGTATAGAAAGTTTAGCTTCTGAAAATACTACTTTACAATCTGGAGCAACGTTTTTTGCTACTGCTCTTAAATCAGTACCATTTGCATCTGCTGGTGTGGTATGCATTAGAAGCATGGTTTTACTACGTTGCTCCGGGGTTAACTTGTCGTTAAACATTTTAAATGCAAGTATCACATCACCTGGCTGTTTTCTCCTTATATTTCTGTTATTCCAAAATACTACAAAGTCTGCACCATTATCTTCTTTTATCTGCTTATGCATATTTCGATATTCAGGTTTATTTCGATCTAATGGTGTATATACATTTTCGTCTAATCCGTGGGGAACATAGCCGGTGATTATACCACCATTGTCTTTTTCTTTTGAATCGTGGTCATATACCTCAAATCCATTCTGTTTAAGCACTTCTCTATGTATATTGTCTGACTGCTTACTGATTCCCATAATCATATCACAACTGCCGTAAAATGGGGCGTTCCACATTGGATAGGGTAGGTCATCCCATATTGAATAATATGCAATAGGTATACCATATGTGGTTTTAATTTCATGCTCTAATGCATATAACCAGCCCCAATATCTAGGATCGGTAAAATGTAATATGGCATCGGGCTTTTCTTGATTTAATATTGAGAATAACACATTACGATCGCCATAACCAGTCCACGGAATAACTTTAACGTCGGCATCCATGATACCAGTCTCTTGTTGTATCTGTTGTGATACGTCTTGACCTTTACCGTGTTCAGGATGGTTTAATGCTGCTCCTAATTGTACCCAATCATAATGGTGTACCGTTTTCAATATAATTTCTCGACTAATAGTTCCAATACCACTTGGTAATCGGAAATCATCGGATAATAATAAGATTTTCTTTTTTGTTTTTTTGTTGATGTCTACGGGTTGTAGCTTTGGTAACTTCATTCTTCTCCTTATAACTTTTATATAAATATATCAACCAAGTAAAACTACCGGCTTTTTTTGTTTGTTAACATTACTGTATGCTGTTTTTAAAAAAGGATCCATCGCATCTTCATTAGTCATGATTATCATGTAATCACAATTTTCTGCAATAAGTTTCATTCTGTGATGTAATTGACTGAAATGATATGATTTACCATAATATGTCTTTGGCATTGCCGAATATAGATTGTATCCTGAATATGACGGATTATATTCAGTGTAACTCATTCCAAATTCCAATGCATATTTTCTAACCATATGATTAGCACCTTCACTTCCTCCGGCACCTACTATAGTTACATTGTCGTATTTGGTTTTTAATTGTTGTAACGCTTCTTGAACTTTACGTCTATTCTGCCAATCTTTATTTCCTATAATTGCAACGTTCATTATTCTTTAATTCGGTTTTCTTTAGGACAATTAGCATAATCGGTTTTGAATACACACCATTTACAGTGTTTAGCTCCTTTACCGGCAATTGCTAAATATTTGCGTTCTTCGTTTTTATTGCCGTCAACATCAAAGCACTCTTCAACAAATTCATCAATTAGTTTTTGCACTTTCTTTTGTGTTACAGTTCCAGATGATGGTCTATGTTGTTGAACTCGCTTTTGTGGAAACATTGAGTTTTCAATTAATTTTCGTTTAACTATAAAAAACTCTACATTGATATTTTCTTTTGGAATTCCATATTGTTCTGAAAAGTAAGTTTTATATGTTACTAACTGAGCTGATTTTAATGGGTCGGCTTTTTGATATTTATTCCAACCCATTCTGCTTGTTTTGATGTCAATTATTTCTATCGTATTTGTAGGCTTATGTCGTATAACTAAATCCATGAATCCATACCAATATACTGATTGATTCTTTGAAGATGCTTGTGTACATAGTTCCATTTCAATACCTAACAATTCATAATCTCGACTTGAAAAGTATTGACCGCGTCGCTTCTTGAACCATTCTAATATAGCAACACCATCTTCGTGATATTCTGTTAATTGTAATGGGTTGGAAAAATGCTCGCCGTCTTTTTCAGCAACACATTTGCTATATTCTTTCTTAATATTATCCATTAACAAAGCCGATAAATCAATAGCATCTGCCGTTTTAACGGAGTCTGTATATAATACTGTTAAGAAGTGTTGCATTGTCTCATGAAATGCAGTACCAAATACTGTTTCTATAGATGATGTAAATGGAGCTAATCCGTCTATATATGCAAGTTTCCAATTTAATGGACATCGCTCATACATACTCCATTGTGAATATGATATTCTTCGAGGTACCGACTTAGGGTCTCGTACTGCTAATTTATATACTGGACTAATATAGTTAATACTTTCTTTACTCATATAGCGTAATTTATATATAATATAATGAAATTATTACTATATACCAAATTCTTTTAGATATATATTAATCACATCTTTTGTTTTTTCCAAGTCTTGTTCGAAGTTACCTTTTCGGCGACATCTTACAATGCGTTTAAGTATGTCAAATTCATAAGCATTAAGTTCCCATTCGGTTGCAAATTTATATAAACTGTCTTTGCCAGTATAGTGTTGCTGGGTGTGTATTGTTTCACCATCTAAATTTATAAACATTTATTTTATTCCTTTTAACATTTTTTTCTTCTCTGCGTCAGTATACCCATACAATGACAGTATACGATCGCAGGCTGATTTATTCAATAATTCTAAATATTCAGTAGCTTCACTTTTGCTTATCTGATAATGTTCTGCTAATTGTTCGATTAGTTTAACGTCATACTTGTCAGACTTTTTACCTTTAACGTATTTTGCAAATGCTTTATTATTAGGAAGAAGATCGTGATATAACTTATATGTATCTCTAGGTTTAAGTTGTCCTATAGTATAACATTGTAATTCATTAACCAAGTCGGTTAGCTCCATTCGCATTGATAGCCAACGATTCACAATAAATGGAGAGAACTTCTTCTGTTCTACATCTGTCCATTTGTCCCAAGCTTTCTTGTTGCTTGTTATACCTCCGATAAAATCAAATATTGTTGCCATTATAGTTTATATTTTTTTCGCCATCTTGCCTCAAAGTCATGCCCCATTCCCATTTCTAATATTATAGCGTTGTCTGGAATCCCGACTAACTTTTTTGCTGTTAATATGTCGTCAATGCTTTTCTTTTTATATGTTTTAATTTTAGTCTTTGCATTGCTACGATTACTAGTTTTAAAAACAAGCGTAATTGTTCCTTTTAATATTTTTTCTGCCATAATTATAATTCATTCATGATATTAACAAACATAGCCATTATGTTTATTTCCTTGTCTACTACGGTTACGTCTTTAAATTGGGCTTCTGCTATTATCAAAATAATCGATGCAATATGACCTGTAGCAAATTCTTCAAGATTGTCATATAAAAATGTATATAATGGAGTAAAGTCTCTAACTTTACTATCGGCAATACACTTTCGAATCTTGTTAAATGTTGCTTTTTTGTCTTTAGCATTTCTAAGCATTTCCAACACCTCAGTCATATAATTTGCTTGAATAGCACTTGCTTTGTCTAATTGTAACACACCATCAACAACGGAGGCTTGTGCTGCATTAATGGCTCTTCTTATATCTGGATATGATGCATTGATAATTGCTGCTATATCCTGAACGTCATAAGTTACACTCTTTTCTTCTAACACAGTAACTAATCGTTTTGCTACATCCGTTTTATTGGGCGGTGTTATTGCAAATGTCTGACATCTACTCTGAATTGGATCAATAATCTTTTCTACATAATTACATGTTAATATGAAACGAGTAGTTTTACTATATGTCTCCATTAAGTTGCGAAGTGCCGCTTGAGCATTTGGTGTCAAGTAATCAGCTTCGTCTAATATTACAATCTTCCATCGTTTAAATCCTACCGTTGAAGCATATCGCTTTATCTTATCTCGTACAGCATCAACAGAGTTTTCGTCTGATGCATTAATATACATAACATCGGCGTCTACACTACCAGCAATTATCTTGGCTAATGTTGTCTTACCTGTTCCAGCTGGACCATAAAATAATAAATGTGGCACATCACCATTCTTAATGAATATCTTGACTTTGTCAATAATATGCTCATTACCAATATATCCATCCATTGTATCCGGGCGGAAGGATTCTACCCATAGTGTATTTTCTGTTACTCCAAACATAATTTATTTATTACCTGTTGATCCGAATCCATTATCACCTCGTTTAGTCCCGGTGAGTATATTTGCTGGACTCCATTCTATTTGTTCTACTTTATTTAATACTAATTGAGCTATTCTATCACCGGTTTTTACTACAAAAAACTTATGACCATGATTAATCAAAATTACTCCAATTTCTCCCCGATAATCTGCATCGATGGTACCTGGACTATTTAATACTGTTACGCTTTTCTTTAAAGCTAACCCACTTCTAGGTCTTACTTGTATTTCATACCCAACTGGAACTTCTACAAATAAGCCGGTTGGAATTAATGCTGTGCCACCCGGTGGTATTTCAGTGTCATACTTTGCATTACACAACACATCGCAACCTGCTGCTTGGGGCGATTCATATTGTGGAAGTTTAAAATTCGATGTTGTTAGTACGTTAATATTCATATTAATTTTGTAATTGTACTAACCAATACTGTGATTCAAAATCTGGACCGCTAAAATCTATTCTAGACAAACCATGACTTGATACATGCATTGTACCTTTATCGCCTTTATTTGCAACTAATACTTCTTTAAGTTTATCAGCGCTAAAACATATTGGTTCTAAATCTGCAACATCTGTCATACCTACATCAAATGTAATATTGTCGGAGTTAACGGTTGTATAATTAATAATAAACTTAATTGCACCACTAACTACTTGCACTGCAAAATTCTTAGCATCTGGTAGTGCATTCTTTGCTTTAATAAATTTACTAATGAATTCATCGTCTATTGGAAGTGTTACTTCATATGGTGGTTCAGCATTGATAGCGGGAACTGCAGGGATAACGGTTGTGTCTGCTAACATAAAGGTTGCTCTAGTGCTTCCTTCACTAATCTTCATAGCATAGTTTTTACCGGCAGCATCTTGCACATCAATATTGATGTTTTCGCCAAGTGCAGACAACATTTTCATCAATGCTCCAGTATGATTGATTCCCAATTCTCCTTTCATAAAAGGAGTCGTTTTCCATTGCAGTTTCCCAACCACAGTTTGATCCATGTCGATAAGTTCGCAACCTACCCCTGTTTCATTTTCTTTTAATATTACCGCTTCGCAATTACCTGCAAGATAATAACGATTGATAAATGATTGTAATTTACTTTTTTCCATTATTTATAACCTAGTTTAAAATTTAAAAAATTTATTGAATTGTTTAATATCGGTGGTTGATATACTTTCGCCACCAAACTTTTTATATGTTTTCTTATATGTTGAGTATACATTCATTGCATTGTCTGGATCTGCAAACATTTCATGTAATGATAAAATAACATTGAATAATTCCTTTGGAATTGCCGTTTCTAACAATTCAACGTGACTATCTGTTAATTTATTAATATCCTTTACAATTTCACAATATAAATGCGTATTATGCACAACCATTCGAGGCATACCTTCTTGAGAATATCGATCTAATCCGGTAGTAGTTTGGCCTCCTAAATACTCATATGTAAAGTCATTACATGCTGGACAATTTATACTACATGGTACATGTTGTGTTTTATCTATAGTAATAGTTCCATCTTTGCCATTTCTGATATGTGTCTTCCTTCGATATTCAGCATTCTTTGGAAAATACAATTCCGTGAATGTTTGAGTTTTATAATTTCCAGAATGCAAATATGTTCCAAATACTGGATATTGCCCGGGGGAAGATGAATCTGACATCAATTGGATCCTATTGCCAGTTAATGTATTTAATAATTTCTGCAATGTTGCTAATATAAAGAAATCTGATATTTTACTTATACCTAATAAGTGTATGTATTCGACATGACCTTTTTCAAACTCTCTTTCCTGAAGCATTAATGCAATTACATACATAAAGTCAACTAATTTCTTAGGACCTCCAATACACCAACCTTTAAAGTCAAAGTCTTTGAACTTATGATACCATTCTTTGTATTCTTCACTGAATGTACCTTGTATAACATTTAAGAATTTAGTCTTACCACTTTGATGCTTTTCAAAGTATTTAAAATTGTCAAATGATATATCCATTGAATCTTGGAACCGATTTTCAAATGTAACACGGGGCGGTATATCTAAGTTTGCTGCTACATCACTATTAGCTTCTAACCAATGAAATATCTTTTCTCGAATGGTACCATCCCATTTTAAAGCCCCCGTAGCAATCTGGAATCCGCCTGAGTCTCCAAATACAAATGTACCATCATCTAACCCTAATTGATCTCTAAAGTCCATTTTTTTATAATGGTGACCTGCAGTTACCAAGAAGTGTGGGTGTCGCCATTTGTCTGGGTATTCTTTTGCAAAGAATCGCATTGTAGTGCCATCTTCAAATTTAGTATCTTTCTTAAAAGCCGATACCATACTACCTGCCGAGAGTGACGGTATATATAAAAACTCTTTTTTATCCATTTTGTTCCTTTTCTAATAAATGTTTACAATATGCTTCTTCGTGCCACACATTAATTTCTCGATCATAATCATTGGCAATGATATACCCTTCCATTTGGCGACCCAAATCAGATAGTAATGGGAAGCGCATAGTTTGGAAGTTATTACCGGTATCAATCACATTAGTGAATATTTTCAAACAATCGTTAAGATCGAATGGTTGATATAATTTATCTTTTGGGATAAATTCCGGGAATGATCTAAAATTTGGATATACCACATCACATCCAAACAATGTTGCTTCTAATACTGTCCAAGAAACATAGTCTTGCAAAGCTGAATTAAATTGTATTCGAGCAGTGGATAATTGTTCGTAATATTCTTGTTTAGTTAAATTATGCATACAAACAAATCTAGGTTGACGTTTTTCTAATTCATACATTGCTCCTAATACTCCAGGCAATGATGATTTAAACTCTTTACCAGATGTGGTAACGTGCCATGTCCAATCAGGATTATCTGTTAAAAATGCTTCGGCAACTTCAAGCATAAAGAATGGATTCTTTTCCTTGTCTAATCTGCTTGAATATACTACAGTATCATTTCGCTTCTTGAATGGATCATAATTTGGATTCTTATCTAATGCCATTTCTGCGTGTAATGGGAGTGAAACAACATGAATTGGTGCTTCGAAGCCCGCAGCTCTTAGTTGATCTTTGTGAATTGTCGATCCTACAAATATACCGGTCATTCTTTTGTCTAATCCTAACTCAAAACCACGCATCCAATTGCGCATTGGATATGTAAAGTCATATTCATCTACGCTTTGTGCATGTAGCATTGAATAGAATTTTAAATCAATACCATATAAATCTATTGCATATAATATAGACTCAATACCCGGATGCCAATAGTCTTGAAGGAATATAATGTCCCCATCATTAACTTCGTCTCGATTGAGCATATCCAAAAAGTTAGAACATTGACTCATTGCAAATTTACCTCGACCTACCGCATCTAATACTGCGCCTATCTTTATTTGTTGATCTGGGTCAAAGTCGCCTTCGATATCAATAAACTCCAACCGGTCTGCATATGGCTCAAATGTAGCCGGCATCCATTCTTTTGATAGCTGATATGTATATCTAGCTTTTAGTGGCTCTAGGCCAAAATAAAATAATTTTCTCATCTTTCTATTATTGCTCCGTTTTCCCAATCTTCCCATACTTCTACTTTGTATAAATTTTCATTTGCAGAATGAGTTAATATCCAATCTCCAATATCTTCACAGCTCATTCGGCCAAACTCTAATATATTACCACCAAATGTAACTCTTAATTGTTTTTTTAATTTTCGTTGCATTAAAATAAATTCTTCATCTCTATCTGTATGCGTTACTTGAGCGTAACAACGAAATCCAAATTGATGTCGGTGTCTATCTGATAAAAATGCTACTTCTGGAAATACTTCTTTGGCTTCTGGCCAACAATGAAATCCTTCCATACTAAATGATACTACTACACTATATTTCATAATTCGTCTTTTTTAACTTTTAAATATTTTAAATAACGATCGTTCATTTTGTCGAAATAATTTGTTTTTAATAAATTAGTATGTGCTTTACTTAATACAGAAGATTGTGCAATATTAATTAAAAAATATGGTGCTTGACTTCTAGGATTAAATCCATTTATATTTAATTTATCGGCCGGATTAAAACATATACATGTTAAATGAGTATAGCCATTTTCTTGTAACGTTTTATTAATAAAATTTTGATATCTAACCGTATCATTTTGTTTTAAATCGTCATCTTGCACCTGAGCAAATAATGCACTATCATAATCTGAATTTTCTAATTTTTCAATCATGTCTAACAATGTGTTTTCTTTAGGATCAAATTTTTCTATTAATAATTTATTTTTATCTAACTCAGCTCCGACAAATGGACATGGTGGCATATTTCCATATTCTTCTCTAGGTGTTCTTAATATATTGATATAATCTAATACACGATTTTTAAAATTTGTATATGGACATTTACCCATTATACTTCTTCATCAAATTTATAGTTATCGGGCTTTATTTCCATCATATTGCATTTAGTAACCTGATGCACACGATACCAACCTGCATCTACACTGAATGTATCTGTGTCTTTGAGTTTTTGTAATGCTTCGTCTTGAATACGATATATAACATGGCATCGATTAAATATGTCTGGTGGAAGATTTTCTAATACATTACTATTTG